AGAGTTAAATATAGCACCACATACAGCATCTGACAAGTCCTTAGATCCTTTACGTGGGTGATCTACTTTATCTTTCATGATTCTTAATTGTAAAAGTTCATCAATAAGTAATTGAATTTTTGGGCCATGCAATCTTTCTTCAGTTAATACTAAAGACATGTCCTCATAATGTTTTTTGGCAACTGATAAAATCTCTGTTTTAATTCCATGCACACCAAGTTGTTGCATCATGTCGTGTGAGTTCCATCGGTCAAATGTAACAAGCTTTAGATTAAAACCACGTTCACGCACACTTGTAATATAATCTTTAACTTCTGTAAAATCAACTGATTTTGATGCAGTAGGTGTCCAGTACCTAACAGCATCAACCACAACTCTTGGGGCAGCTTCTTTATATTGCTCACCAATTTTCATGGTAACCCAACCATCAATATGTGCTAAAGCTACTGCACAGTGGTCATGCTTTTGAGCCAAGTCTACGTGCATAAAATAAGTTTTATCTTCTTTTGGCTTAAAATCATCATCAAATCTTCCATAATTATCCACACCCTGTTTTGGATTACTAAATGCCTTTTCAATTACTGCACGATTCTTAAAAAAAGCGTCTGTTGCATCTGGTGGCATACATGCAAAACGTGAAAGAGCGTCTGTAGGATCTGTATAAAAGTCAATCGTAAAATCTTCAATCTTACGGGTAGGATTAATTTCCCATGTAGGTCTTTTTAAAGCATACATTCTTGGAACTTTATATGAAATAATATGGTCTTCTTCCCATTCAATTTCAAATTCATTACCCTCTGTACCATCTGGCAATTCTGGATCTACTTTAAATCTATGATGTCTAAGCACTACTTCTTTTTCAGCTACCGCCTCGTTGTATCTTTGTTGGATATAATCATTTTTAAAACGTGGGAATGAAAGAAGAATTACTTTACCAAAATCTGGAAAACGAGAGTTTACAGAGGCACGATACATTTTATAGATTGATGACGCAGTTTTTGCCTGATCATGACCAGTTGTTGATTCAAGTTCAAAACCTGAAATCTCATCAAGAATAATTACTAGAACGTTATAGCCTTCCCAAGCTTCTCTTTCTGAGTGACCTGAGTGAACTGTAACAGACTTATCAAACTCAACCATATTTGCTTTAGCAATATACTTACCTTGAAACCAAGGTGATTTTTCAATACGCTGATTAAATCCTTTAAAGAAAACACGGTTTGCCTGAACTGCGTTAATAGCAATGTTAATAATATCAATAGCATCTCCTGGCGGTTTACCATAGTATGCTGCGGGATCTGAAAGACACAATAGTAAATGCACCATATAAGCACAAGCAATCGTAGATGTATAGTCTTTACCAGAACCTTTACCAAGTTGCAGAATAACCTCAGAGCAAGTTTGCTTCCAAATTTTTTCACCTTCTTCATCACCATACAACTTATGCAATGTTTCACGTTTATAAATTTGTGTGGAAGCACGAATCATTTGATATTGATATTCAGAAAGTGGTGGTAATCCTAGATACTTTTTATCTGTAACAAATTGCTCCAGAGGAACTGGAGTTTCAGAAAATTCATCTCCAGTTAATGCATCTAGGAATACATTGAAATCATTCATCTATTACAACAGCCTCTACCTGTCCAGTAACTTGTGAAAGTCTACGAGATACTTCCCACTTACAATGTTCACAATTTGCTGTAACTTCTTTTAATATACCAACAAGTACTTCTTGCTTTCTTTCTGATTCTAGGATTTGATCTGCCATATCATTGTTTTCCAAGACTCCCGCCTTGTTAAGCATATCAATACGCTTAGCTTCAATATCAGCAATAAGTTTAAGTGCTTGAGTTTTTACTGGCAATGCATCTTGAACATCTGCTTGCTCAAGTGTACGCCAAGCCTCTTTAATCAACATACTATAATGTTCATCTGCACCTACAAGTGCTTCTTTGGCACGTGCTTTAATTGCACTATTGTCTTGAATAAACTCTTTCCAGTTTTTAATATGATTTTCAACTTGAACACGGGTAAGTTCTAAGGTGCGAGCAATTTGTGCTGGAGTATTACCCTTAAGTAATTCTTCAATCACTTTGTTCATCTGATCAAATTGACCAGCGACCTCAAGCTCTGTCATAGTCATCCTCATAGCGAACAATATCATCTTCGCCAAAATAAGAACCTGTTTGAACTTCAATAAACTCTACTGGGTTATCAAGTGCTGCAATTCTATGCTTCTGACCAATTTCAATATCAATTGTATCACCAGTACCCACGTCAAAAGTATAATCATCTATTGTTACTTCTGCTAGTCCCGACACAATAAACCAATGTTCTGCCCTTTGTGTATGATTTTGATATGAAAGCTTTTGATTTGGTTTTACATAAATATATTTAACTTTATGATTTGATTTTTCTCCAAGGACTTCAAAGAATCCCCAAGGTCTTTCTTCTGTCAATTTATCCACCTGTACTGTAGAATCCGCCACCCTTGAATTGGATGCCGAATGAATTGTAAATTCTTGCCATCTTATAGCCACATGTTGAACAAACGGGAAGAACCTCTTCCTCAGTCATGCCACGTGATATTTCAGTTGTAGTATCACACTCTATGCAGTTGTATTCATATTTTGCCATGATTAATTATAACGTATACTATCTCTGCTTGTCAAGTGCAACTTTAAGTAAGATTAAATAACCAATCAAATCATCAATATCATTATCCCCAGGGTAACCAGCAGAATTTGATATGCGATTTAGCTTGTCATCAATTCTAACTTTAATTTGCTCTACATTATCAGATTTAGCAAATACTCGTTTTGGGCTAATTGCTGAATCTCCATAGGAAATATTCTTATCAATCAACATTTTTGCCGTATTAATACATTGATCTAAGATTTTTAAACCTGATGGTGCAGTATTTGCATGAAGATATAAATCTTCGTATTCTTTTGGTGACATCATAGTTCCTCCCTATATAATAGTTTTAAGCCATTTACTGTGCCAATATCTAGGTACTTGCCTTTAGCAATTACCGCCTTAACATCCCTACCTTCTTCAATCCATTTAGGAATTTCAAGACCTGGATTTTGTAAAAATGGATTTACCTTTAAGCCTTTAAATGCTAATGCACCCCACATATAAGGATAGCTGCAATCTGCTTGCTTGTCAACAACAGATTCAACATTATTTAATTCATCAAACTTAATTTGTCCAACTCTTCCCATGAGATCTGGGTGGCAATCAAATGCTGCAACTGTAACATCAGCATCAGATTCAGCTAATTGTCTATAAAATTCACCATCAGAGCCAGGCATGTATGTATCTGGCATTCCAATAAGATATTTATTATTATCTATATTATCATTTCTAGTCATTGAATCTATTGCACCTGACATTGTTGAAGGTTCAACTTGATATACAATCACTCCTGCTGGAAAATTCATTGCATTAACGATTGGCATCCAATCTTTTTTTGTTGATATTTTAACAACATCACAAACTTTTAACATTTGCTCTACATGCCATTGAAGAATATTTTGTTCATCTGTAAGTGGTAAACAAAACTTTGGTATTCCTCCAAGTCTAGTTGCAGATCCTGAAGCAGGAAGAATTCCTACTATCTGAGCCATTCATGATCCCTTCTGCGATCAATATTCCAAACTCCATTGACAGTAAAATCTTCTCTTACTTTACCGTCATAATACTCTTTGTTCTTTACAAATGTTTCATGGTTTCTATTCATAAGCTTTTCATCAGATTTTATAGTTTGTGATGCACCATGCGGAGCATTAACTTCAATTCCTGATGAGATATAATGATCTTTCAATGGTGATCTCATATATCTTTCATAATAATCATTATCTTCAAAGTAGATTGGATAAAAGAATTCATCAAACAATCCTACTGTTCGGATTACATTTTCACCAATTGTATATGCACTCCAAGCTTCTGAAGTCATTACAAGATTATCTGGACCGCTAATGTTATGTAGTTTTTTTAAAGATCCTGGAATCCAGTGTGTATCTGCTGATGATATCATCCAATATTTTTCATGAGGATAAAGTTTAATTCCTAGATTCCAAGAACCAGACATTCCAAGGTTAGATGGAAGATTAAGTACTCTTACATTTAAATCAGTTGTAGGTGGAGTGTAAGTTTCTTTACCATTATTAATAATAAGAATTTCACCAATTGGGTAATCAATTGTTTTTAAGTTTTGATC